GAATCACACCATCCACCTTCACCAAAATAACATCTGTGTGTACACCCGGTAGTTCTAATAACTATAGTTGGGTAACCTTGTCTACTACCTTCTGATTGAACTGCTGTATAAACTTCTACAATTGGTAGAACTTTATTATAATCTTCTATTCTTTTAAGGGACATATATTGCGCTATTTTTTCCGTGTTCTCTAAATTCTACTTTTGCTATCTTAACTCTTCCGTCAGTTTCCGCTTCTATGAAAGGATTTATCTTGTCATAAATGAATTGAGCAAATCTTTCTGCTCCTGTTGCAGGTATAACTCTAACCTGTGCAACTTTATGTTCGTCCATTTTTTGGAATGATTGTAAGAATGGATCGTCTTCAGCTACTATAAAAGTATGATCAAACATATAGTCCATCCATTCTTTAGGTGACATACCGTCAATCTTCCCCTTAGCTCTTTTCATTCCTCCGAAATCCCACACCCAGTTACGTTCGTCTAATTCTCCTTCAAACCAGAGTTTAAAAGATACTCCATAACCGTGTAAATACTTACAGTGTGTAGTCTCTGCTTTCCATTGACGGAACACTGTAGAAAATCCGTCAAAGACTTTTGTTGATTGAAATTTTCCCATAACTATAATTTAAACTAATTCTTCTCCTATTCCAACTAATTCAGCTAAAAATAAGCCAATAAATCCTAACTCATATAAACCAAAAAAACCAAATGCACACGCACCTAGTCTTATTGCTGATTTTAAAAATGAAATTCTTTGATGTAATTTTGGATCGGGGAGTTTTTGTCCGTTAATTTCTACTTCCCCTTGTAGTTCGATAGAGGCTCTTTTTTCTCTATCCCATAACTCTTTGTGTATTTCTTCTTGCATACTTGTGTTTTTAGAGTGGTGCTACGACACTGTTAATATTAAATAAATATAGTACTTTTATTCTTTATCTCCAACTATTTCTAAAATTATTTCAGTTTTATTTTGATATATTTTGTAAGATGTATACCTGTTGTCCATCCACATAAATACTTTTTTAAAACTAAAAATTTCTATTTCTTNATTTTCGTACCACCCCATCAATGCATTTGGCTGGTAGTCTATTCCTATATCTTTAAGTTTGTTTTCTAAATATAGTTTTTTTGCTCTTTCGTTAAAGTGACTTACTGGTATGTGTATTGTCATGAAAGTGAATTAATAAAATGAATAGTCCAAGCTATTAGACCGTTTAATTGTAATAAAACTAGATTCCACTGTCTTCTAATTGTAACCTGAATTAAAACGCAAATGAACCCCATTATAAATAAAATAGGTTCTACAGTCCATTGACCTGCTATAAGAAAACCAACACCCATATAACCGGTTCGAGTACCCATTCTTTCAAGGGGGGTTAAACGTCTGTCTCTAACCATCATTCGAAGAACATTACGCCACCATCTATACTCGCATTTGCGGCATGTTTTCTTCTTATCAGTCTTAAACATCCAGTCAGACCTTTTTACTTTACAGACGTTACACTTTCTCATTTTAATTACTTAAAGGTGCTTTAATAGTAGGATGACATTTATACTCTGTATGGGACCAATTAAATTCCCCATTTAAAATATCTACATTATATACTTCTAATTTTGGCAATTCAAATGAACTTCTGCTAATTTGTTCTTTAGCTTGTTCTAAATGGTTTTTATATAAGTGAATATCACCAAAATTACCTATTAACTCTCCTGGTTTATATCCTGTTACATCACATAATAACAATAATAGTAAACCATAACTACTGATATTAAACGGTACACCTAAAAACAAATCAGCTGAACGTTGTTGCCACATTAAAGATAACTTACCATCGGCCACATAACACTGAAAAGCATAATGGCAAGGTGGTAATGTCATTTGACCTAAATCTTCTACATTCCAAGCTGATACTAAATGGCGTCTACTATTTGGATTGTCTTTTAGATTTTGGATTAAATCTGCTATTTGATCAATATATTTTTTACCACCCCAAGAACGCCACTGTGCTCCATAAATAGGTCCTAATAAACCCCAATGCATATAAGCAGGATCATTTTGTACTTTATCTATAAATTTAGCTTTAGATAATGGTTCATCTAAATCATAATTATAAACTCGTTCATACCTTTTATAAGCATCTCCATCCCAAATATGACAATTGTTATCTAATAGGTATTTTATATGAGTATCTCCTTTTAAAAACCATTTTAATTCAGTTGAAATAGTATTTAAAGGCATTTTTTTAGTAGTTAAGATAGGAAAACCATCCTCCATTCTATGTCTAATAGACATACCAAATCTAGACAATGTACCTGTACCTGTGCGATCATCCTTTTCAATACCATTATGAAGTACTTCAGCTAATAACCCTCTATACTGTTCGTCTAATCTATTCATTTCCAAAATACTTGAATGCAAATTAAAATAAATGCTAAAATTAAGCTTATAAATGTTTTTGTAGTAATTCCTTCATTAAAGAAGTAATTTACCATTATGGCATAAATTATAATACCTATAGCAAAACCAATAAAACGGGTAGGCCATAAAAGACCATCCATTCCTGCTACTGTATATTTAGTGCCCCAAATATAAAAGAAAGATAAAAAAATCCCAGAAGCTGCTACAAGCCATTCATTTTTCCGGAATGATTCCCATAAGAACTGGCCATTTAGTTGGAAAAATGTAAGAATGTGTGCTACTGTGAATGTTAACACCCCGATTAAAAGTTCATTTATTTTCATCTACAATCTATAACAGTATTACCCCATTCGTAAAAATTTACCTGCTGGAAAGGTTCAAAACAGTTATCAATCCAGTACTCATCAACATACACCTCTCCGAATCTGATGTCAGTTGTGGTTTCTGTACAAAAGCAGCTTTCATCTTTACTACATCCAGAACCCAGTAGAAGTATAGCTAAAATTGTGCTAAAGTATTTCATCGTGTTCTACTATTATCATTCCAGTATTATAAGCAGGTATATAGTATGGGAACTTATATACTTCTATAACCTCTTTTATAATCCTATCTTGCATCTCTTTTGACTTACCGGTTATAATTTCTACAACCATAGCCTTATCAAATGATGCTCCAACAAGAGTCATTTCAGCTTTCTTTACAGCCTCTTTATAAGACAGTCCATGTAAATCAACTTTATGTTTCATATCTTTTGTAGCCCGTAGGGGAATCGAACCCCTCTTACCAGGATGAAAACCTGGCGTCCTAGCCGATAGACGAACGGGCCGACCTTTTAAGCTGCGTATTCGGCTAGCAATTTTTCTACGTGTGTTTTAGCAACTTCGTAACTAACCGGTCCAGTTTCATCTTCATATTGCACAGGATCGTCCACGCCCAGGTTAATAAACGCTTCAATCCGTTCAACTGAAGATGCAGACTTGTAGTCCGAGTTTCCACTTGGGTAGGGTTTGTATGAAGTGTTCGTTCTTTTGTATACTTCATTAAAATCCAATTCCAGTGCTTTGACGAGGTTCTGTCCATCTTTTAAAATTCCAAGTTTATCAGTATTTAGATAAGGAGTGTAATAACCTACCTTATCAGCATCCCAGTTACCAATTCTAAAGGCAGCATCATCGGCATCTCTAAACTCTTGACGGCAGTCAGGATATATAGCATGATCTCCGGCATGAATACCTAAAGCGATGTCTGTGTCATCACCAGTTTCATTTGCTTTAGATAAAGCTACTGCTTGAGTAATTGAAGCAAAGATTTTATTACGATTAGGAACAACAGTTGCTTTCATGTTGTCTTCTTCATAATGACCTTCCGGTACATCTTCTCCGCCTGATACTAAATTAGAATTAAGTAAGTCAACTAAACCGTCTAACTTAATTACTTGGTAGGTAACATCTTGACCATTAGCTTTTAGGTAATCGATCAAAGATTGAGCTTTTTCAAGTTCTACCCTATGTTTCTGACCGTAATCAAAAGATAGAGCAGTTACGCTTGTGTAGTTAGTTAAACAATTAAGTAATAAAGTTGAGGAGTCCATCCCTCCAGATAAGGACACTACGACATTTTTTGCCATTTTATTATAATTTAAATTTTGCCAGGTATTATAAAGCGTATAGGCAAACGCTATACATTAACAGAAGTTAAATTACTTAACTTCTTTTGAATTTTTTCCCATTCTTCCAAATAACTTTGAAGTGAGGTATAGTGTTTTTCACTTCCTGCGTTTATCAATTCTCTTGAAACCATTTTTAATGCATGGTTAAAAGAAGAAGGATATCCTACTGTCTTTAAATAACTGTTGTTATTTTCTCCTTTAGTAACTCTTTCATAAACAACATACCCACCTACTTGTGGTACTGTAATGAAAAATGGTTCCATTGCTGGATCATCTATAACCGTATCCGTGGCCGGTATCGAATCTGGATTTCTTAACATAACTTTTTGATTTTAACTTAAAATGAATTCTTTTAATTGCTCTACAGACATTCTACCGCCTTTTTCAACTTTAGAACCGTCTGCCTTATGCACTACTGTATGAGGTATACCGTCAACTTTATACTGAGCTGCTAGACCAGAAGTATCTTCTTCTATATTTACTTCTTGAAACTCCACAACTCCGTTTAATTCTTCAACAACTTTATCCCAGGACTTACCGTACACCCGGCAAGGTCCGCACCAGTTTGCATAAAATTTAATTACTTTTGTCATCTTGCTCTTTTTGCTTTGTAGTGATCTGCTTTAGAAAATCTCCTACCTTTTCTTTTGTTTGTGTTTGTTCCTTGTTTAAATACTGCTAACCATTCTTGCAATTGAATGTAACGCTGCTTTGGTGATGTTTTGGACATATATTTCTTTTTATATAATATAAGAAAAAATACTCATATAGCCAACTTTTAACCGTCGCAAGCTAAACAATCTTCTGAAGTTCTTGAGCCTATATCTCCATTGATTACACTATCGGTTCTTAAGTAGTATAGAGTTTTAATTCCTAACTTCCATGCCGTTTGATGTACCAGATTAATAAATCTTGGAGAATCTGTTGGGTCAAAAGCTAGATTTAACGATTGAGTCTGATCAATATACTTTTGTCTAGCAGCTGCCTGTTCTACAAGTTGTAACTGGTTAATCTCTGGGAATGTTAAGAAGATTTGTTTGTCATCCAATGGCATTACATCTTCGGGTAGATTAGCAACCGAACCTCTATCTTTCATAATTTGATCCCAAACCTCTTCGGTGTTAGCTCCTCTTTCTTCTAGATAGGTTTCTAATGCAGGATTCTTACGAATAAACGTTCCTTTAGCGGAATTAAACGTATAGACGTTAGCCGGAACAGGTTCGATACCTGCCGATACTCCTCCGGAAATCGTACTGTTAGAGACGGTAGGTGCCACAGCCAGTAAATGGCTATTTCTCATTCCTGTACCTCTACACCATACTGGTTCTCCATATTCATCGGCTAATTTTCTTGAAGCTGCTTCTGCTTGATTTCTAATCTGAGAGAATATTTGGTGAGTATAAGAAGTTGCTCTAATAGAAGTAAAAGGGATTCTTTCGTTTTGAAGGAAAGTATGCCATCCTAAAACTCCTAAACCAATCGCTCTTCCTTTTTTAGCAGAACGATGTGCTCTAACTAAAGAATCTCTACCGGAGGTTTTTGCTAGAAACTCTTCTAATACACCGTCTAAGAAGTAGATTGCAGTTTCAATTAAGTCTGTATTCTTCCATTCATGCCATTTAGTTAAGTTAACAGAAGATAGACAGCAAATAAAGCTATGTTCTTCATCTGTAAAAAGAGTAATCTCTGAACAGATATTGGTCATAGTAACCTCTAAATTATTCTTTACATATGCAGGTGGATTGGCTTTGTTGACGTTATCCTTATACATAATATAAGGTTCTCCAGTCTCAACCCTAGACTTTAAAATCTCTAACCATAGCTGCATTGCTTCAGGATCTCTATGCTCTAATCTTTGCATAAACTTATCATCCACAACCACACATTGATGTAGGTTTAGACATTGGCGATTTGGATCTCCCTTAGGTCTACGTATTTGTAGATACTCTTTAATGTCTGGGTGATTAATATCCAGATTAACAGAAGCTGCTCCTCTACGTACCGCTCCTTGGTTTGTAGCAATAATAGTAGAATCATAAATCTTAGCCCACGGCACTACACCTTCAGACTGTCCCATATCGCCTGTTCCGATCTTTTCTCCTCTTCCTCTTATTTTAGAAAGACCTATTCCAACTCCTCCACCCAAAGAGGTCAATCTCATGAGCTCGGCATTAGTTAATCCAATACCTCGAATTGAATCGGGCGTATCAATTCCAAAACATGAGATTGGCAATCCCCTATCGGTTCCTGTGTTTGATAGTACAGGAGAGGCTAAGTTCAACCATCCCTTCCACATGTAACGAAAGAATTTGTTCGCCAGGTCTGGACGGTCTAATCTTTTTGCAATAGTATCAGCAACTCTACGGTATGCTTTTCTTGGTGTTTCGTCTGGTAGTAAATATCCTTTAGATATTGTAGCTACAGAGATATCATTCATCCATTCAGGGTAATCTTTACCTTTCTCCCAGGTAGAAGTATCAACTTGTAAACTCATAACTTTTATTAAAATATTGCTGCCGCATCCCACTCCATGTGACCTTTGGCATAATTTGTAACTCTGTTAGCAAAAAAATCTGTGTGCTGTTTTCCAGCAATAACTGCATCAAACCATTTCATAGTTTTTAAAGCACCTTTATCTATTTCAGAAGCAGGTACGATAGGCTTAAGACCTAAATCCCCCATCTTAGTATTAACCCTATGACGAATAAAATTCTTAAGTTCATCCTTACCTAAGTTTTCTAGATCACCCATTTCAAATATTTTATCAATAAAATCAAACTCTAACTGTAAAGCACTTTTAGCAGCCTCTTCAATATCAGCAATTAGCTCTGGTGTTTTGAATTCTGGATGTTCTTCCATTAAAGTTCTGAATAGCCAGCAACCGGCATCTGAATGTAGGCTTTCATCTCTTACAGACCATTCTACTATCTGTCCTACACCTTTCAAAAGGTTTCTCATTTTAAAAGAAAGTAAAACAGCAAATGAACTAAATAGATTGACACCTTCTGTAAATGCAGAAAAAATTGCTAGTGACTTAGCTCTATCATGCCAGTTAGGAGTACCATCATGGCCATCTCTTACATTCATAAGATTTTCAATTTTAGCCATAGTAGTCTCATCTTCTAAAAATTCAGCAAAGTTATCTAAACCTAATTGTTCGTTTAATAAAGAATAAGCTTCTGCATGGATAGTTTCAGAAGAACCTAAAGTTGTTCCCATCATAATAACTTCTGGTTTTCTAAACCACTTTGTTACAAGTGTTGACCAGTAGTCATTTACAATGGTTTCAGTTTGAGCAAAACCTTTAAGTATTCCTCCTACAACATTCTTTTCATGATCTTTTAAATTGCTACTCCAATCCGATACATCTTGTGACATCGGTACTTCGGTATGCAGCCAGTGTGCCTGTTGCTGCTTCAGCCAATAATCGAATGCTTGAGGGTACTCAAAAGGCTTGTAAACTATTCTTTCTTCTAATAGGCTCATATATCTTTATATATTTGAAGGTTAATAAGACAGGAACATCCTCGCAGATCTGTCAAAAGGTCTTACGAGGACGCTTTGATAAATAGGATATATATTTTGGTTTTGNACAATNAATTTAAGATTTTTTATCAAAAATTTGTGCCATAGATTCACGTGACAAAGTAAAAGCAGGNCCNCCACTTTCAGGCATAAGTTCTGCTGGGTCAGCTTTACCTTCGAATTCTATATGTCCATTATTAGTATCCATTTTAACATTGTAAGTCATACCGTCTTGNCCGTAACGATTCTTCATTACGTGNACTCTTCCGGTACCNAAAACTTTATCTTCTTTTTGTCTGGATAGAGATAAACAAATATCTGCTACCATCATCTTATCGTAACTGCCGGCTGCTTTATCTCCTTCGATAACGCTATCTTTAGCCCCCATTCTGTTAACTTGAGAGGGTGTTAGAATAGGTATTTTCAGTTCCTTAGCAAGTCCTTTAGTTGCAATAAATACATCATCTATTTCATCTTTTCTCTCAGAGAAACGGTTTTTAGACGGTGCTCTTAGATAGTCAACATAGTCAATAACAACTAGATCTGGTTTGTGATCCATGTCGATACACTTCTGAATGTGGGATTTAACTGTATTAACTGTAGCGCTCTTAGGTGCATACTCTTTTACTATAAGTTTACCTTTAAGACTGTCAACATGTGTTTGAACTTCTTTACGATGCTTATTAACCTCATCAATAGAGTACCCTGTAAAATAGCAATCAAATCGCTTACCAACGTAATCTTCCCCGAGTTCCAGAGTGTAATAGTTGACTTTATAACCAAGCTTAACAGCATGAGCAGCAATAGCAACCATAGTCCAAGACTTACCACCGCCTGGATTACCAAAAACAATAGCAAGATCCCCAGGTCCAAATCCTCCTTGAATGCCATCGTTAAGGATAGGCCAAGGTGAAGGAATAGTAGGACGGTAATCAGTTCGGTAACGAGTCTCAATATCTTTATTATATTCATGTCCGATATTTTTATCCATACCGGCCTTCATAGCTTTTTCAACCATATTGCGTATACCGTCGAAATCTCCTTGTTTTAGCAAGTCAGCTGAATTTAGTATGGCTTGTTTCATCTCTTGATTCTTACAGAAGGTTGTAAACTCTTCTTGTACATAATCTAGATCGTCTTGAGATGCTTGATATGAATTTCTTAATTCTTCTTTGAGTGCAACTTGAAGTACTTCGTTCTCTAGCTTTTGAAGTTCTACTTTTAGAACATCCATAGTAACAGTAGTGTGGTACTTATCAAAATATGAAGTAATCTGATTGATAATCCACTTATGGGTGTCAGCATCAAAGTAATCTTCCTGTAAGACATCCCTTACATTTAGAAGAAACTTTTTGTCTGTTAATAATGATCCTAGTACTTTTAGTTGGAACCCCTTCCCGTACTGCTGTAGCGATTTTAATGTCATTCTGTAACCGTTGTTAAACCTTTAAAATTATCCAACCATCCTTCGGTGTTCTTTGTAATACCTTCGATCTTATCTTGATCTAATAGGTGTAAAAAAGCACCAGTCTGTAAGTCTGGTATTGGACTCTTTATTACTTCTAATATATGATCTTTTTCTCTTTTATCCAACACAGATTCATGTAAATTCATCAATTCATAATTGGTCATTACTTTATCCCATTCATGAAGAATCTTTGCAAAAATCTTCTTTGGTTTCTTTTGCTCTAGCTGTGTTTCACAATGATCCCATATATCCTGTAAGGATGCTAGCGGGTCGTATGCAAAACTTTTCCATTCAGCCATTATAGTTTTAATCCCTAAACCTTTTACTCCAGGTAAGTTATCTGAGTTATCTCCAAGTAAAGCTTTTACAATATTATAGTTTTCCGGCAATACTTTTATCTCTTCAACAACATTTTCAGAATTAAATGTCTTCTTTTTAACCGGAGCATATACTTCTATATTCTTATCTATTAATTGAAAGAAATCTTTATCTGAAGATACTATTGTAACTTTTTTACCGCTTTTTGAAGCATTCTTTGCCAAATATGCAATTATATCATCAGCTTCTAATTTTTCCATACCTACTTGCTGTATGGGTAAACATTCAATATAATCTTGAACTCTATATAACTGTCCTATAAGTGCTTCAGTTTCTTCAGCTTTAGTGTCGTATAGACCCCAATGAGTAATACGAGAGGTAGCACGCTGTGCTTTATAATCTGGATTGATGTTCTTTCTATTAGCAGAACCTCCTTTACCGTCCCATACTACTATAACTCTAGTAGGGTCAAATATTCTAGTCACATACCCCAAAGATCTTAAGAACCCAACCAGGCCACCGATATGGTGGCCATCGGGGTTCATCGCTTTTAGTAATGAAAATGATCTAATGAGCATATTCATTGCGTCTACGATCAGAATATGATCGTTCAGCGATCGGGGTGGGGTCTGCTTTAAATTTTTTAGAATATCGTCGTAAGCCACTAATCTAGAAGATTTGGAGTTATTGTATCTTCTTCTAAATCTCCTTCTTCGATAAGATCAAAGTCTATAGAACCAACTAATTTTAACCAGTGTTCTTTATGTGCATCTTTATACTTATCGATTTCACGTTTATCATCTGGTATAAAACCGTGTGCTGTCATAACTACTCTACCTCTAGACTGCACACCTCCGATATGGTTCTTCTCCACTTGAATGTTTGTACGCTTGGCAAATTCTACCTGCATACCATTCTTGATAGCCTTAATCTTAGAAGTTCCTGGGTTGGTAATGTTACCGAAAGTAATAACTAACGTAGCATCATACCACATCGACATACCTCCTTTGTTCTGTAACTTTGGTTGACCCATCGGAGATTCAGGCTTCATAGTCCAAACTTTATTGATAGCTACTAAAGTGTTGGTATAAGGAGAGTTTTCTTTACGAGATAGAAGAATCTTTTGATTCAAGTTATTACCGAACTGGGTAGACATAGCACCTGCATTCCATTCATTGTTGTTCTTATTAGAACGTACTGAAAGGTCACAAGGTACTGAACCGATACTATCCCAGAAGAAGCACATATCGAAAGGTAAATTACCTTTAGCCTGCTCATCCATAAGGTCGGCAATATAAACTGCTACATCTTCAATAGTATTTAACTGTCCTCTATCTGCATAAAGGAAATGACCTTCGTAGTCTAAAACGTTTCCGCTTTCATCTTTAACTTCCTCAAAAACTAATCCCATCTCTTTAGCATGCTCCCAAGACCATTTCATCTCAGTGATAATGAAGACCGGGAGAATGCCCATTTTTTGAGCATTCACCGCAGCTTCTAGAAGGGCAGTTGTCTTGCCCGTATCACTATGTCCACGCAAAAGAGTGATATGTCCGGTAGGAATACCGGGTAAGGAAGTTATATCTTGAAAAGCTTTGGATAAAGGTATCCAACCTTGCTCCTTAAACTTTACAGAAGCATTTGAAAAGCCTTTCTTCTTTTTAAAATTGGATAGATTAAACGACTTACGTACTGCAGCGGTCGCTCTTTCTTGAACTTCTTTTTTCTTTGCCATTACTCATTAAATAGATCATCAAACTTACTAACTGTGTCTTTGTTGCCAGCAGTAGCTGTTTCCAAAGTAAAGTCCGATTTCTGTTGACCTAGGCTTTCTGGCAATTTCTCTTCCGTTGAAGATCCGGCAGCAGGTGTATCTTCTTCTGCAGATCCTGGGTTAAGATAATTTTGAAGTTGCTTTTTAATAAAATCGTAATCGTATTGAGTATGAACCTCTGTTGGGTTAGGCTGTTCTTTTAACCAACTATCAACCTGATCATTATTATCTGATAAGGCAGTCTGACGAGGTTTAATACGAACGGTTGTTTCAGGGTAAGGGTTACCTTGAACTTGCTCTACAACTAGATCCCATCCATTGATAACATCTGTAATATCTCCGATATCTTCATCGGCAATAAGTGCTAGTAAAGCTTTGTAGATAGTTACTCCGAATCCCCATAGACGAACTCCTTTATCTTCTTCACCTCGTACTACAACGGGTGCAAAGATTCGAGTCTTAGGTGAGATCTTACCGGCTAGTGACCAGTTATCTTTATCGGATGTCTTTTTTAGTTCTTTAACGAACTCCTCGATAGGGTCTTGTTTACCAAAGTTTGATAAAGCAACCATCGGGTATTTACCGATTCCATAGTGGAACTTTAACTCCTTAAATGGAAAGGTAGGGTCGAATGCAGAAGGTACCAAACGTACTGTCTGCTTNCCAAGTTCTGGTTTCCAGAAGATGGTAGAATAATCTGTCTTCTCTTGNTGACGATTATTGTTGTTTAACGCATCAAGTTTTGCGCGGATAGCATTAATGTCCATATAACTTATTTAAAAAATTTATAACTTATTATTAATATAAGAACTATATTTTAGTTCTCCAACTCTATGATTCGAAAAAGTTTGGTATTAATTCTTTTTAGGTCTGGACCTTTGGTTAGAAGTACGCAATTGCGATAGTCGGCCCAATTCACTCTATAGGAAGTATCTAACTGACCTCCATTAAGTTCTTTAATTAAAGTATTAAGAGCGTTGATAGTGTAGAGTGTATTTGATTCTTTTTTACGGTGAACCAATATTGTATTTTCAATAAAATTAGATACATTGCCAAAGTCTACGTTATATGTGCAAATATATTCATCTTGACTTTTAGAATACAAAACAAATATCTTATTGTAGATTATTTTATAACGAGACTTAATTTCCTCCAATACATCATCCAATGTATCTTCAGTAGCAAAAGTACAAAATAGTTTGTTACTCATATCGAGATTATAAGAAAAGGTTTCGATATCGTAATCAAACCTTTTTATTTCTAGTGTTTCTTCCATATATAAATATCAAACTATGTTATAAAACTAAATCTTTTGCGTACTTGAAACTAACTGGGTACTTATTCTTCTGTGACATTATTTTCTCTATATCGTTTAAAGTTTCTTTTCCGTCTTTTTTGCTGAAATCGAATAAAATCGCATCGTATGTGTAAAGCGCTATTTTAGTCTCTTTATCTTTTAGGTATCTTAGTACTTCTTTTAATATAAGAATATTATTTGAAGTCTCCAACGACTGCATCATATAGTTCATAAGCTTGGCTGGATGTGTTTCTTTCAATTCTTTGGTAAATGCTTTACCGGATTGTGGGTTACACACATAACCTGCTTCATTAAAGGACGCCCACATTGTATCTATATACTCTTGAATTTGTTTAAATATTTCAAGATCTTTATGCTCTTCAGGTATTTTTCCGTAAATAGCCTGAAAGTTAATTTGTTTGGCTTGGGTATACTCTTCATCGGATATTTCTTCTTTGCCGAAGTATAGTCTGGCTAGCTGCTTATGGGCAGACTCAGACGAAAGTGAAAAATCAATTTGATCAGCCAGTAAGCGCAGGTGATACCCGTCAAAATCAAACTCCACAAAGTAGTCGTTCGTCGGCTTGAAGGATTTGCGATGCTGTGGCGTTTTAGGAATAGCAGCGTAATTAACACTATTAAAAGAATTAGTGGGTCTAGATGTAGCATTGTATAAATTATATGATGTTAGTACTTTGTTATCTACTGTATTGTATTTAATATCTCTAGGGTTAAAAAGCTCTTTGTAAGCTTCGTAATGTATCCCAAGTCCGGTCTGTTCTATCAAAAAGAATACATTTGTTGCAGTATTATTATAGAAGTCAAACCCGTCTGGTATTTTAAATTCTATTACTTCTTTGATAGAATCGTATACTTTTTCAGAGGATTCGTATAGTTTTGTAATAGGAATAATCTGATTTATGTTTTTAAAATCTCTAAATTTGTTATAGAAGTGATTTATAGTTGGAGTCTCTCTAGAATATTCTAATCTGTCATACTTTGTCATTGAGTAAACAAGAGATAGATCTATAGCTCCCTGTAAATTAAAGTGATAGAGTAGGTTCTTCTTATCTAGTGTATACAGTTTACTAGCTTTAGAAAGCAGTTGGTAGACACGGTCTTTATCTACATTAAGACCTTCATCATGGTTTATAGGAATAATGAAACCATGCTTGCTATTATTCATTCTAATATAAACAGCAACTGTTGATGTAAGTTTAGGATGATATTGATCGTTTGTAGAAATAACATCTACATAACAACCCAGCTTTACGAGATTTTCTAACCGCTGTAATTTTTCTTCTTCCTCTACTATATAAAACACTTATAAAACCTTTTGTATAATATAGTAAAAAGATTTTAATCTACAAACTATGAAGGAGAAGGAATATCAAATGAAGTATTTCCTTTAGGAAGCGGTGTGGTTTTATCACCTGCTATTTTAGATTCTGGAACAAATTGGGCATAATCTTTTATGTAATCCTGTAAACCTTCTATGGTTTGACTAGCCTGTTGTATGGCTTGTCTATTTTTTGTTTCAGCACCGTCAAATCGTACACCATTAAAATATACATCTTTTGCCGGTGGGGTTAGAGTCCAATCTACTGCTAGTTTTTTTGTAAACAGATTAGTTTCTAAATTATCAAATTTGTCTTTTGTAATCTCTACAATATTTTTGTTTCTTTTATCTTGAAGAAAATATCTTTTGAACGTACCGTTTGCAAGCTGTCTTTCGGTAGGCGGTAAAAATTCTACTTTGAAAGAAGCTTCTTGATTTGTAGGAAATTCAGACTCTAAAGTATCTGAGGACTGAAGTGGTTTACTATCGGATGTAGGTTTAGTACCGCTAAATAACTCTCCTTTGTAAGTTTCGAAAAAACTACCTACAAACTGCCTTCCTGTTTCATCTACTACATCTCTTATAGTATCTCTATCAGGTATTTTTATTTTTATTTTAGGTAAATACATCTTACTTTTTGTATAAAGTTTGTGGTTTTTCAAATAGATCTTTGAGATCTCTTCTCGGATCATCATTTATAGATAGAGCACCTCCTTGTTTTTCTTGTTGCTGGTCATAGTACCTTTGTATAGCTGCATAGGTCTCTTTATAATTAAACTTGTTGTAAGTAAAGTGAACCGGATCATAATAATTTGCAAAATCACCACCCCAGTATAATCCACATTCTCTGGCAATTTGTGGTATCCCGGTAGCTTCCCATAAAGCAATACTACTTGATTTATATAGTTGATTTCCGTCTGGTTCAATTACATTCATATCTATAGAGGCTGCATAATTGTGAGCTGATGTTCCAGGTTCTGCATTGTCTGGATTTTCTGCTTTGAGCTCTGCAGATCTTTTGTATGTTCTAATACTTGCAGTAACTAGTATTTTATATCCTTCATATTCAGATTCTAATCTAGAAATAAACTTACTAAAAGCAGATCTGATCTTCGGATTTTGGTTTATATTACTTACTAGAAATTGTTCGGAAGTAATCGGTTTACCGAAATTAGGATAATAGAATAAGGACTGGGGTTCTTTGTTGACTGTAATATAATCTCTTATTTCAAAAGGTACACCTGGTATTGGTTCTTTTCTTTGTAAAGTTAATGCTGTTTCTAATTCTTCTGAGCCTAGAAGTTCATCTGTTTCGTATGTCTCAGTGGTACTACGTTTACCTATGATAATTGTTTGAGCTTTTAAATCGGTATTCCATTTATTATTTTGAACTACATGAGAGACACCGGTTATTAAAAACCCTACTACACCGTTATATTTTTCTGGTAGTATACCTTCATTTATTCTAAATGCCTGTCCTATCTTTACTCCTCCAATTCCGTCTAGGGTAATATCTAAATCAAATGGTATGATACCAGCTGCTCCGGCATTTGCTATAGAATTATTATATTTACGAACTAAAAACTGCATTACATCTTTATGTACGTTCTTTAATCCGTCGAAGGTTTCTTTATCATAACTTTTTGTTTTATTAAATACTCCTATTGCTCTTGCGAGTTGAACAACATTTGAAAGTATTCTTCTCTTTTTAGTTTCTAAACTCTCTCCGCTTTTAACGTTTCTTTCTTTTACAATTCTATCCTCTAAACCTTCATTCCACCTAAACATATTTTCTACATCTTGTCCAACATCTGTATTAGATGCTTGAGCTGATATAGCAATCATAGAAGCTATGTTTGGAGATAGCTTACTTGAAAGAGAAATGTTTGTTACAGTAGACTTTAAACCTGTTACATTTAAAAGAGATTTTTTAACATCGCTTTCGTTAGGAGTTAATCTTCTATCTACTAAGTAATATGCAAAGTCTTCTTCTTCGTAATGCAAACCAAATTCGTTTATATTTCCTAAAGTATCTGTAAGTCCATTTAGAAGTCCTTCTACAAAATTTAAAACTGTTGCTTGTGCTGTAGATTGTCCTATGACCCTATCTAAAGTATTTAGAATGTATTGGATGCTAAGGTAAATATTTAATATACTAGAATCCCCTCTTTCTCCTTCTGTGTTAGCTCTTTCGGACATTTCATACTTAAGCTTTCCGTTTTTAAATTGTGATACTTTTGGTAGTACGGCTATTTTAGGATCTAAAGCTATATGGTCTGGAAAGGTTAAAAAAACGCTTTTATCTTCTTCTAAATTAAATCTAAAAAGTTTTTTACCATTTTCGTCTTCTAATAAAAAAGCCACATTAATTAATGCAAGAAGGTCCTTAATACGAATATACCGTATTTTATCTTTCTGTTGAGTTGTACTACCTTCATCATCTTTCTGCGAACCTGTAATACCTACTCTCAATACGCTTAATTCATCTGTGCCGGTTTCTTCTTTATACCTCTGGTATAGTACAGGAGCATATTCTTCAATTCCAGCAGCAATCTTTATGAATGCTTCTCTTGAAAGAGGTGGGTTAAATCGATCTTGTATATTACCCCCTATCGGTGTAGAGTTAATAGTCTCTAAAAAATTATGAAGTGGTGTTTTTAATTTAGAAGGTTCCTTATCTACAGTACCTGAATTTTCAGTATTGTCACCACTTTGGTTAGGGTTTAATGCTACTTGAACAGATTCAATTAACTCTCCTGAAGATATAACTGTTAATTTACAGTCATAACCACCATCGGTTCTATAGGACCATAAAAAGTTTTTTATATAACCAAATATCCCATCATAATTTTGGTTACTTTCTTTTTTAAGTTCTTTTATTTTTTCTATTACTTTCTCTTTAGATTGATTACCTGTAAAGTAATCACCTACGGTTCTAGGAGCTGTTTTTTGTACCTTACCTTTATTATCTAAATAAAGAGAATGTCCCCATTCAAGCAGTACTGTAAAGCCTGGTCTTAAGTATAATTGTTCTATTTCGGTTAGCTGTTCAACAGACCATACTTGGAAGTCTATTGATGCCTCTCTTAAGGTACCAAATCTGTTTTTAGAGTCTATTCTAAAGCCTGTAATACCGGGCATTGGTCTGAATCCAATACTTTCATATTTGTTGTAAGCTGTATTTGATGATACACCGTCAAAGTTTATACCGCTTTTAGGAGTGGTACTACCATCTTTATATGAACCACCAAACAAAACATTATTTTTTGCAAGTGTAGCAGTTCCGTCTACATTGACAGAAGAAGATAGCTTTACCCAACCTGTTTTAGAATTAAGATAAAGTAATTGATCAGTATCCCTTCCAGTTCTTTTGGTATATAAAGACTCTCGTTGTTCTAACTGCTTAAGAACATCCTGATCTAAAGGACCTCCAATTATTGAACTTGCATTGTAACCTGCTGCCATTATCTGTTTGCATTTGTAGTATTAAAAAGTTGAATTACAGCTTGCTTGTCAGCCGGTATTCGTAACTGCACTCCTGGTCTTACAACCAAAGAAGCTCTTTCTGAATTATTAGCCGAAGCTATAATCCACCATAAAGAAGAGTCATTATAGAATTGTAAAGCTAAAGTATCGTACCTATCACCTCCGGTAGTCTTAATGTAGATATCATCTTCAGATACAGGAATATCTGGGTAGACAGGATTTTTTATATACCGTTTACCTTCTAAACTTGTTGTTCTTCCTATGGTTTTATATCTATTCATCTATAAAAATAATTCATCTTCCTGTTCTGCGTCTCTGGCTATGTTATTAGCAATACCTTCTTGTTGAAGTTTAGGTTGTAACCTGTACGCTCTATAGTTTTCTGATTCAACTATTTTCTGTGAATCAATAGGTTCAGTACTACCATCTTCAGCAAAGAATAAATTGCTTTTAGGTTTACCGAACCCAGGATTTGTAATATAATGGTAAAGACCGGTTTGAGGAGTAAATCGATGTATAGGTTTAAAGTTAACTTGGCAATCTAGTACATGAGGTAATTCCTGCATATCTTCATCTTGTCCGGTTCCTTCTGGTCTAGACATTGCTATCTCCCAAGGGTAATCTGTTTGCCAAGTATAGTTAACTTGTTCTAAAAATCCTGGTAGATTATATACATAATCACCTACAGTTAGGTTGACTAAAGTACCTCTCATAAAATTATTTGAATAGGTAGGCGCTGTTGAAGATGCTAGGTAGACCATTTTTTGATAGAGTGGCTGCATTTCATGTCTTGTAGCGGCAGCTATTTTAAATCCTAAATTTATACTTCTATCAAATCCACCGTAAGTATAAAAAGCTTCACCTCTACCTAAATAACTATTTTTAGACCAATCTCCGTTATAACTGTCAGCAAAAGTATCTAAAAATGCTCTAAAATATAATATAGTAGCATTGTCAGGAGTTACAACTTCAAATCTGAATTTTATTAGATCTCTAGATTTGCTGGTACCTAATGCTTCTTTATCGTAAAGCTCTCTTGTGCCATCATCAGTTGTTCTTCCTCGAGCATCCCAATTCAATTTAATAGGTGGTAGCATATTAACACCATCAATTTCTGGGCCTTCTATAGGATGCGTGTATCCGGTTATTGGATAAATTTGTTTTTTATATCCCTGGTTACCTAAATTCACACGAGTTTCTCTTTTTATTTTTTGATCTGTATAATCAAGACTGTAGCTTTTATTTCCGTCTTTTCTAAAATCTTGTATAGGAGCTGGTTGTTCTGTTGGTATTTCTCCGTCTCCTTTTGGCTGTACCGGTCTATAGTTATTACCTTTTAGAGTGGTAAAAGAATCTTGATTTACATTATCTCCTATTATAGAATCTGTATTAACAGTTTTCTGACCAAAAGCTGGTATGTTTCCTAAATATGTAGAAGTATCCTGTAAAAACCCTCTATAGAAATGTGTACCTGTGCCGTTGACAGGTATTTGAGCAAGAGTTGAACCTACAAGTTTACCGGTAGTTAAAGCAGTCTTTCCTAATTGATTTAAAATCTCTTCACCCTGACTTAATAAATTATCTACTTTAGATCCTCTAGGATCTTTAGCATCTCTTATTTTTTGTCCTAGACCGACTTGCTGCAATAGAGCCTCGTTTCCTAAATACTTTACTCCAGAAGGAGATACAAAGAATTTGGAAATACGCTCAAGATCATCTACTCTACGACTGGCTTGCAAACCAATGCCTTGGGGGGAAGGAGCTTTATTAATGTCCTTCGTAACAAGAGGTTTGTTAGCACCGTATTTTAATGACTTGAGTTTTTTTACTTTATCGTCATTAAGAGACTCTATTAATGCCATTTACGATGGTTTGTTGTCTAAATATTTTGATGGAGTTGATCCGTTCAAATCTAATCTTGAAGGTACTGGAAGACCGCCGATTGTAGGCTCACCGTTAATAGAATAGGTGTTGTGCTGATTAGACTGTTTAAGGTCTGGTGTCGATGGTGTAAGTCCTTTAAGACTGTGGATTGATGGATTACTTTCAAATGATGATTTAATTCCCATGATTGTTGTTTTATTATAAATAGTTACTAAGCAGTAGATGATCTATATGCTCCAAGATTTAATGCCATACCGGCTTTATTACCGTCTATGAATACATCACCGCCTTCTCTAACTGCTGCTATTAATTCTTTGAGTAAAGTATTAGTTTCTTCTCCAAATCTTGTACCGCCGGCCATTACTAGAGTATCTTTAGGATTAGAACGGATTGTAAAATCATCTAATTTAGCTTCTCCTTTGATATATTCATCGGCTGTCCCAGTTTTTACTTTTTGCCCAAGTTTAATTTGTTCTCTACTTGCTACTTGGGCAAGAGCTTGTTTACTTGCTAGATTAGCTGCTCCTAAAGGACTCATAGCTCCTACATAATCCCAAAACCCTGGGCCTTCAGAGGCTTTTGTTAGAGCTCCACTCCTCTGTTTTACTTCTTTAGATACATTTTTATCTTTAGCTATACTTTCTGCGGCGGATTTTGCCTGTTTTTTAGAAGTACCTGTAAAGAAATCTACAAAATTAGCAAAATCTTGTATAGCATCTATTAAAATTTGTATAGTACCTCCGTTTACTAACCCCATAAATTGCTGCTTAACATCTTGCATTGCTTCAGCAAACTGTTCACCTAAAGTCACTCTTGCCTCAATTTCTTTTCTTGTAGCTTGTTCAAGCATGTTTTGCTGTTTCCATTTTTTTATTTCAGCTTCATTACCTGATTTTAATACTCTTTCGTACTGCTGTGCTGCTTTTACATTATTCTGGGTTATTAAGAAAGCATCTTGTAATTGATCTACATTTAAACCAGAAGCTTTAGCTAAGGATTCCATTATTATAGGACTCTTACGCTGTTCTTCAGTCAGATTTTGCATCTGCTTCATAACATCTTCAGTAGCTCCAGCTATATCACCGGTCATAGCCATCATACGAGCTCTTTCGAAGTTAAATTCTTTACCTGTTAAAAGTTCGGCTTCTAATTCGTTACCTATAGATGATTCAAAATCTAATAAAGAATTTGCAATACTTCTAGCTTGGTCTAAATTTAAACCGAATTTTCTAACCTGTAGTACACCTTTTGCAATAGCATCGTTACTAAATCCAAATGAAGCTGCTGTTTGACCTGATACTTCAGAAACATTGTTCATCAGTTTATCAAGCTGCATGGCATAGCCGTTTGTATTAGCAAACTGTTGGCTGATCTCAATTATCTTATCAGTACCTTTAGTAGCATTTTTACCAAAAGCGGCAAATCTAATATTAAGTTTTGCTGCTGCAGTATCTGATATCATTAAACGTTTTGTGAGAAACGTCTGGCTATCTAAAATGTTATTACTGGCTATAAAGGTTGCACCGAAAGTATCATTTAATTGTTTCTGTGCCTGTACTAAATTTTCTATATTATTCCTAGTCTGGCCAGTAAAGCTACGAACATCCCTAAATCTATCTCGAAGAGCATCAGCTGAGTCTACACTTGTACCCATGCTTCTTGCAAGTTCAACAGCTTGCTTGTTAGCACCAACAAATAAATCTACTACAAATTTAAGTACCTTTATAATAGCAGTGATATAGATAGGACCTTTCAAAAGCCCCTTCATAGAAGCACCGACACCCTTTTTGAATAAAGACATCTTACTGGCGCCTTTACCTGTAGCTTTGAAAGTAGCGGCAGAATGTTTACGCATTGCTTTCATTGCCCCTTCTGCATCTACCAAGCCTCCTAACGTTTTACTCTTTCCTAAACGTTTAAAGATCTCACCTGTAGAACCCATGTTTTTTTCAACTTTCTGGGTAAGTTTTTGATTTTCTAACAGCTCTTTTCTTTGCTCTCTTAAAGCTTTCAAAGCTGCCATATGATCTTCCTTGCTTATTTCAGCACCGATAGATTTTGCGTACTGTATTTTTCTTTCTAGAGCTTCACGCTTTGTTGTAAGCTGTTCTAATTGCTTCTCAATATCTCTAGTACCTAAAACTCCTTGATAAATTTTAGTTTGATTTGCAGCCATATTGTCAGAAAACTTAGCTGCTGATTTGAATGATCGTGTAAGATCATTACTTACTGTTTTTATAACAGATGCATCGACACCATCAAAAGCTTCATTTACGGCATCTTTTAGAGATTCACCTATCTTAGCAGAAACACTTAAAAGAGTATCCTGTATATAGATTGAAGTATCATCTATTGCCTTCTGGCTTCTTTTGTCCATATTATCTGCCATAAACTTAGGTATATAATATAAATAGGAAAGACCCCTATTTTGGAGAGGTCTTTGTTGAATAGCTAGGTCCTACACCCGGCCTTAATATCTGAGGTTGTTGTGATTTTTGAGCTCTTTCCCAATCTTGCTGTTGTTCGGACTGTTTATCGTAGTATTCTTTTAACTTTTGAAAGGTAAATCTACGAACCCATATAGGCATATTATACACTTCTGTCCATGTATAACCACCCTGTCCGTTAAATACTATTTCGTGGATTTGAGAGTATACTTGTAGTTTATACTCAGGCGTCAGGCCAAAAAAAGTTAATTGTTATCGGCAGATCGACGTCCTCCTGGCCGCCGTCTTCTGTATCAACTGTAATGGTCATATCAAGATCTGGAGAGACTTTATTGTAGTAGTCTCTTAATGCTCTAGCATCTTTGGCAAGTAAGTACTTATCCACAAACTCTCTAATGTCTTTCTTTTCGGTAATGCCGTTTACCGAAGTAATCATGTATTTAAGACGTGTTGTTACTTCTGCTATATTGTCTTTATTTAATTTCTGCAAGCCTTCTATCTCTCTTTCTATATTCTTTTCATCACCATGTGATAAAAGTTTAAAAGTTAGAGTATTATCTGTATGGGGCAGTTTAAAAGCAAATTCATTTTTTCTACCTTCTAATAGAGAATAGTCAGTTTCCTTATTATCTAAAGCAGATAAATCAACAGTAATTTTTTCTCCCTTATATTCTACTTCATAATCTTTACCATACGAAAGAATACGAGAAGCTATCATAATAGCGTTTTTGTCACCAATTAAAAGATCGTTATAGTTGAATCCTTCTGTAACAATTAAAGACTGAAGAAGTTTATCAATTACGATTCCTTTACGAATAAAGTTTTGATTGGTTAAAATGTCCTCTTCCTTGGCAGTCATGTACTTCATTTCAATAGTACCTTTGGAAAGAGGACTGTCTTCAGGGTATAGAAGACCTTTTGACGGTAATTCCACAACCTCTGTTGGTAACGAAAATTTGGATTCCATAAATTTTATTTAGTTATAACTTGTTCTATTAATAAATATACGAAAAGAATATTTTTTAAACAACAAAAAACCCGGAAAAGTCCGGGTTAATTGAGAATTGAGGGTAGGGGTAAAAAATATTTTAGAAATTCAAGACGCAATAATCCATTGCAACAGTAAGTGAAAGGTCTACTACCTCATCGGTTGCCCAGTCTAACTGACCGAAATCACCGTTGATGATAAAAGCTCCTTTGATAACCCACTGTGATACGATATCTCCTACTGGACCTAGAATATCTAAAGTAAGGTCTTTTTTATAGAAGTCTGAATATCCAGCACGTCCTGTTACTGATTCATACGATAGACGAGCCCATTCCATTACCGCTTGTGCACCTGATGGTGTGATTGGATCATAAAGCACCATGTCCATGTCAGCCCATTCTCTTTTCCCACGAATCTTTCTATAAGAGTTGATGTGGTCTAGTTTGATAGAGTTATCAGTAAATGTAGGTGCTTTTACGTTCTTTACCATAAAGCCCTGGATGCCTGTATCGGCCATGCTGATTATAAATCTATTTTGAACCTTGGGCTCGAAGGCTCTGAACATGATTTCGCTTGAATCTAATACTGCCATGTTATTTGTTTATTATAAATATCTTGTTGTTAAATTATGCATTAAAAGTTGCTCCTGTTGGCTCGATAGTAAAGTCTAGTACTATAAATTCCGCAGTTTTGGCTGGCTGAATGAATACTTGACCTACTAGCTGATTTCTATCAATCACATCATTTGTGTTGTTAGTGTCATCCATTACCACTCGGAAAGAGTAAAGACCTTGTTGCTGTACAACTGACTCTAAGTATGGATTAACGATTGATAAGAATCTGTTACGAGTTGCGATTGTATTTTGTTCGAATACTAAGTTACGAGCTTGATCTCCGAAGAACTTCTTAAGTTCGATTAATANTCTACGAACGTTGATACGATCTAGTGCAGAAGACTTTTTCTGCAATGTTTTCTGACCGAATGCTGCAATACCTTGACCGGGGAATGTAGCAATTGGGTTTACATTTCCATCATATAAAGTATCACGATCGGCTTTAGTTAGTTTTCTTTCTGCTTGGATTACGTTAGGAATACCTCCTCTTACTAGTCCTGCAGGTGCAAACCATGGAGCTGAAGCACCATCTGTGAATGCATATACTCCTGGAATTACTACTGAAGGTGGTACGAAAGCATTCTTACCTGTAGCTGTTCCTACTTGTACCCATGGCCAGTAAGCAGCTGCATAAGAGCTATTAATCTCACCTGCTTCAGACACTGCATTTGCAAGTGTATCACCGTAACCTACTGGATCTACCACAGCGATTGCATCTCCACGTGTTTCCGCTAAGGAAACTACTTTTGATATGGTAGGACCAAATGACTGTTGTGTAAGACCTGGCACGGTTATAATGTTAAACTGATACTCGTCTTTATTTTCTAGTATTGTAAGAACGTCTGTATAATCATTATCTACTAATCCTTGAGCATTGCCTGCTCCATTTACTATACTACCGAAGAATAAACCTCCGTCTTGTACGTTATTTCCAACACCGCCATAGAATGAACCAGACTGTGCGATTGGTAAAGATGCAGAATATGATACACCACTTGAATCAACACCTACTGTCAAACCGTCATTACCGAGATAGTTAAGGGTTTGAGTATTTACTGTTGAAACTCTGATGTAATTTGATTTGTTTGGATAATCTCCGTCTACATCGATATAAACGTTTCCATCTCCATCTGTAGATTTAGATTGTACTTGATCTCCGATCACGCTTGCAATATAATTGTCTGCGTTAGGATCTAAAGAAAGGTTATTAAATGTTTCTAGTACGATTTTACTTTTTAGGTTATCATCACCTCTACGAACAGAAAGTGAGAATGTACCTTTAGCTGTACTTACATTTGAGATTTCCCATCTAAGGTTATCTACTGAACCAGATACTAATGAGCTATCACTATTTTGTGAACCAGCATCAGAAGCTCCTGTTGAGTTATTAAACAACTGCCCTTTACCTAAAGTTTCGATTGTGAAAGGATTAGATGTTTGAGTAGTTGTGTTTGTTCCTCCACCTAAAGTAATAAGTGTAAAGTCTGCTGTAGCTCCAGCGGTTGAACCTGTTAGGAATGTAATACCGTTATATGTAGTACCTGCTGCAGAACCAGTCAATTGAAGTTCTCCAGTAGCACTAGAAGCAGAAACGATAGCTGATAGAGTGGCAGTGTTGTTAAATTTATCTCTTAAGTTATCAGCAGTACCGCTAGCATCAGAACCAGTAGAGAAGAAGAAATACTTTCCTGCTACGTTATCGTCTGGTACTGGGTTATCAGCTGCAACAATCTTATATGTATCGCTTCCGAATACAAGAGCAAACTCTTGATTATCAGCAGCTGCAGCGGCTAGTGTACCTGAACCAGTTGCTGTATCAGCTCCGGTAGATACTGTAGTGTTCGAAATAGTTGTGTTAGAAGCAGCTGACCAGTTAGATGAACCAGATACAACACGAGTAATGAGTGCTGTATTTCCACCTTGCTGGAAATAAGATTTAACTGCTATAGATGTTAGGTATTCCTGATTTGTGGAACCTGATTCAAAAGTTTCTCCGAACTTTCTTACATACTGCCCGTAAGAAGTTACAACGGTAGGAATCTCAACCGGCCCTTTAACTGTAGGACCTACAAAAGCTGCACCGGCTTCTACGGCCGCTGGTTGAATAAAAGAGATGTCATTTTCTCTTTGAAAGACTCCTGGAGAGATAATAGTTTCTGCCATGTTATAAAAGGTTTATATTCTGTCTTATATAAATATCAATTCTTTTTCTAAAACCTTTTCGGTCTAAAAATAGTTTACCGACATTTATAAATAGGAAAGGAGGCTCTAAAAACCTCCCTTTTTACCCTCTATAAAACTATGCAGTTCTATTTAGCAGAATCCTCAGCTGGTTCTTCAGTTTCTACTTCGGTTTCCTCTTTTTCAACTTTAGGTAACTCTACTGATTCGGTCCCGGTTGGAATTGGATCTTCGGAGATAAATTCTCCTGTTTCAAGATTAATGTTTCCTCTTCCGTATTTATCTTCTAAAGCTTTAGCTAGATCTGCTTCACTCTTACGAAGATTCTCTAGGAAAGTCTCGGCATTCTCTTGACGTTTGTCTAGATCAATCTGTGCTAGAGCAACTTGTCCAAGTTCTTGAACTACTGCTCGGTTACTGTTTTGGATTTGTTGCAGCTGTTGCAACTCCTCTTGTGTTAATTTACTTGTGGCCATTTTTTAAATTTAATCGATTTATTATAATATAGTAATTTTATTTTTTATCTCCAACTTTTATTTTATCCCAAATTCTTTCGTAACTAAAATACCCTACAGTCTTAATTAAGGTATCTATGCCTCCAATAGCTAATCCAAATTTCCAGTTACCGCTAACTAACCAACCTGTTACTATAGTAATGATTGTAGCTATAACTCTCCATATAAGAGTTTTAATTACTGTTTCTTTATAACTTGCCAACTTCTCTCATTTTAGCTCGAATTTTAGTAGCTGATATATTTTTTACTTCATCTGGTGGGCAATGTTCGATTACATCATATCCTACACCTCTTCCTATATTAATAGATTCAATATCAGGAACAATTGTACATTTTACCCTTCCTTGTTCAATTAAATCTTTTAGTTCATTTCCTAAATTTACTAAAACTTCTTGGGCAGTCCAAGGATTCTTTTCATCTGGTGGGATGTCTCTAATAGCTATCCATACATTTTTACCTTCTTCTAATCTTTGATCTATAAGCCATCTATGACCTGCATGCCAAGGTTGCCATCTTCCAATATACATAGAATATTTGTTCTCATTATATGATGATTGAAATGCGGCTTGTGCTAAATACTTTTTCATATTCCTTTATTTCTTTCTACATTAATTGCAATAGCCCGTTCTCCAGGGTTGTTTGGATCCATATCATTTATAAGGTAACGAGGACCTCTTTCTATTCCCATTATTAATCTATCGTATGGTATATAATTTTCATGTAACTCAACTACTGTGTGGTCTCTCAAATATTCAGGACGTGCTGTGGTGAGTATAATCATATGCCCTTCCTTTGATGCTTTATTTAAATATTCTATAGTAGATTCTATAGGTTCAGCTTTGGAAGTTTCATACGTTTCAAATTTGCGATACTTTAATAGAGTACCGTCTATGTCTACAAAGTATGTATTTTTTTTTACTGTACCCATTTCTTAACTATTTCAAAACTTTGTTCAACTGTATCATTCGTAGTATCTATATCAACATAATCTGAGATAGGAGGCGTGTAAGCTATTGCTTTAAAATGGTCTCGTTCTCTTGCTTCAGATGTGTGTACATAAAATTCTACCATATTTTCTAAACCGATAAGTTTTTTAAAATCTTCTCTTTGGTCTACATATGGGGCAACTAAAGATACAATTACATCATGTCCTTGATTATGTAAATAATGTGCAATGCGTTGAGCAGTGCCTACATTTTCAACCCTACCTTTAATAGTATAGTCTTTATTGGAGAATAATTCTCTCATATCATCTCCATCAATACGATAAGCTTTATATCGATGGTTAGGATCTTTATCATTTATTTTAGCTTCTAAATAATCTCTAAGCTTATTACCTAAAACTGTCTTACCAGCACATGGCTGTCCTGTAAACCAATATATCATAAACTATAATTAAAATATTGGTAAAACCAAGGATAAGTGTTAACTATATTTTGAGATAGCTGTTGACCTAAATATTCGTTATAAGTTTCTGGTACTGGTTTTACTTCTTTACGAATTGTATGGTCTCCAAATATACCATGAACTGTATCATCTTCTTGGGTTAACTGTTCAACGTTTCGAAAATCATGTTGATATCTTTCTACTCCAAAGAAATCATATACTTTGTTTAATTCTACTTCTGGGTTAGAAGTTAAATCTTCAAATCGTATAAATAAGATATTTTTATCTATCCCCTCATCTATCATTTGTTGTAATCTTTCAATTGCAATTCCAATTGGAGGGGTTTGTGCCCAAATATCAACCCTTTTAGCAGTAGTAGTACCTTTCATTTCAGCCCAATTGACTACACCGCTATCTTTATCTTGATTCTTTCTAAAGTTTTTTTCCATAGAAGCATATATAGATCTTAAATCTCTAACCATACAAACTATCTTTGGATTTGGATAAAATGAGTTTAAAAAGTTATAATGTATCCCCCATCCTCTAGATTTATCAACTACATATTTTTTATCTGTAATACCATTAAAAAATCCTTCTATTCCTTGACGACAAAAATTAAGCCATCCTTTTTTCATTATAATAGGATCTTGAGCTTTAAAAGCATTGTCGTTTGTGTAATTTCCTCTAGCTGCAAATAAAAGCTCTAACACACCAGAAGTAGGTGTAACATAAAAGTTAGGATTTTGCCCTAATATATTTTGAAGTAATGTACTACCTGCCCGAGGTAATGAAGATTGAAAGAATATTTTTTCCATTATAACTCTTCTAACGCCTGTATAATTTTTTTAGAATCAAATACCTGTTTGAGGTCTGTATAAGGAATGGTTGAAATATCTTGAGCCAAAGCAAATGGTTGATATGTTGACTGTTCTAATAGAGGTCTCTTTGTAAATTTATTGCGTAAAATATTTGTATGTAAACCGTAACCAAATACTCCAGGGTTGGTAGTAACCCATCCTACAACAGAAGGTTTATTCATAGCAGCAGCCAGATGCTGTCCAAAACTGTCTATAAGTAATCTTTTTTGTGAAAGCTGTAAAAGAATAGCTATACTTCTAAAACCATCCAAGGCATGGAGAGTATCAGGATATTTTGGCTGATCTTCTCTTTTTATATGTACTATAGTGTACTTTTCTTTGAAATGATTAATTACATCTAGTACTACAGGTTCTGGAATATCTCTAGTCCATGAGTAATTAAATCCTTGACCTTGAGGACCTCCATTAGGCTGAATGGCCATAATAGGTTTATCAGTTTTATAGAAAGGAGTAAAGTAGTCTATTTCTGGCTGGGTGAGATAAAGTTCAGGACTTTCTCCGTTATACTCTAAACCGTAAATCTCACACCAGGTTTGAAAAAGGTGCTGTGTTTCTAAAATAAAGTTAGAATTACGGTACGGGTCTTCAACAAATACTTTTGCCTCTTTATCTTTTATATACTTTAAATATACTCCGTTAATTTGGTCTGTACGGAAGGTTTGCTCTACATGCGGGTTATTCAAAAAGACATCCGGGTATGCAGTTACAACATAAAGTTTAGACTTTTTATACTTATTTTTGATTGCTTTAACCATAGCAGTAGCCATGATACTTTTACCTAGACCGCCGTCTATTTGAAAGAATATATTCATTTTACTTTTTTGTTACTATTAATATACGAATTAATTTTTTATTCTCCTACCTTTTTAGTTCATATATGCTGTTAAATCATAAGGGGTATGTTCCCACATATACCCATTTTGTTCTAAAAGTGATTTTATCTCATCTAAAAAAGGGGTAAGATGTTCTATTTCTATTTTAATTTTTCTAGGTTTTACTGGGTGCATCATTGCCATTTTTAAAATTTCATAATCATATCCTTCAGTATCTACTTTTAAATAATCTATATGACCTACATTATAATGATGTAAAAGCATAAAATAACTTATTGTTCTTACGTATACGGGTATATTTACGTCTTTATCAAATTCTTCAGGAGAAAGAAAAGAATTTTTACCTTTATAGTAATTAGTCGATTTAATTTTTTCTTTACTAGGTTGAAACATAACTCTATACCCATCGTTCCAATCTACCGCTGCATTTTCATAAAATACGTTTGGTTTTCTTTCAATATTATTGTAATACTCTCTGATTGGTTCTACCACTATACCTTGCCATCCCTCATCAGAAAGATGTACTAATGTATCAAAATCACAAGCTCCTATTTCTATAAATGTTTTCAAATTAGCGATTTATATAAATTTAGATATTTGTCTACTATTTTATCCCAGCTATAATTTTGAACTTTATCTAGACCTTTTGACACTCTTTTATTTATCTCTTGCTGATTCATATCAGAAAACTGGTCTAATACTTTAGATATACTTTTAGCATTAACTTCAGTACGAATACCTATATCGTCTGTAAGGTACTCTGATATTCCGTCTACAAAACTTGATATAATCATTGTACCAGCAGCCATTGCTTCTAATCCTACTATACCGAAAGGTTCGTGTATAGACGGTATTATTATAGCATCAGCAGATTGCATAACACTCTTCTTTTCTTGATCTCTTAAGAAACCTAGATAGTAAACATTACTATCAATACATTTCTTCTGTATAGCTTGCCAGCACATTTCTTCTCCTCCTCTACTATCCCCAACAAAGTATAAATCTACATCTTCAGGAATAGAAGCTTCACATAATTGCATTATGCCTTTCATTAAGGCAAATCTTCCAATATATACTAACTTACGTTTGTTTTTACCAGGAAAATCGTAAGGCTGTGCTTTACCTTCCCAAAATTCTAAATCTATTCCATTAGGTATTATAGTTGATTTTTTTTCATGCTCTTTAAATTTATTTGCGTAAGCATTTGAAACATGTATAATACTGTCAGCACTATCTAGTCCTAATTCTTCTGAAAGTTCGTGTGTGAACTGTAAATTAAATCCATCTATAGATTGTGGATCGTTACAGTAGAATATACCATTCTCTCTTAAGCCTATAGTAGAAAGATTCATTGATACTACTAAAGGTACTTCCCAATACTTAGCAGCAAAATGACCCGCTACATAAGTTGACCAGTCCATAGCATGTATTAAATCAGGTTTATCTTTTGATTTAACACTATGATAGAAGTAATTAATTTGATTAGTTAGAGATAGAAAGCTTCCATTATACATCTGTGTCATGAAGTTAGGCACAGGAGTGTATCCATCCAATTCTTCAGATTGAGGAAAACCAAATATTCTAAAATCTACTTTGTCTTTTAGTCTATAGTAAATTTGTCCTACCTGTTCTCCTAACCCTCCAACAGGTTTAAGTATACTATCAGGAAATAGAGCATGTATAACCATTAATTAAAAACCTTTTAAGAAACGTCTATTACCAGGGAGTACCGTTAGATTCCGTAATAGCAGCACGTGCTACGATGCTAGCAGCAATAGAAGCTGAATTTTCAGATTCGTAAGAAGACGTATCTACAGAACTGGTTACCCATCCCAGAACAATTGCTTCTGTAAGGTCTTCATAAGGTACAAAATCCGCATCATCAGCTGAACCTACAACTGTTAGTTCACCGATTTTTCTGGTACCGGAACCTGAGTAATTAGATTCACAGGCAAAGGTTACTTTAGTAACTACACCGTCGGCAATAGTTCTTTTAAGATCGTAAATTTTCCAAGTATGATTCATTTTGTCAATTTTTATTTATTATAAATATATTAACTTTTTGGTAAATAATCAACTATAAGATGAATTCTATGTTCATCACTTTCATTATTTACAGCATGTTCTTTTGCATTATTTATCTCCCATACTTCTCCCGCTTTTAAATTTTTAGTGGTATCACCTACTCTAAAAAATACATTTTCATTTGTAATTAAAGGTATATGGGTTCTTTTTACTTCCATTAATGATTTTCCATTATCCTTATGAATTGGTATAGAACCCCCTGGTTTTAGTCTAGGGATTAATACTCGAATAAAGTATCCTGGGCCATAATGTTTTTCATAAATGGGTTGAAGAAGATTTCTTATATAATCAAAATCTAATTGTTTATAATTAGTTTTATTTTTTGCTCCTATTAGTCCAGTTTTTAAACTATTTTTATCCCATAATATTTCTAAAGAATTAGTTTGGTTATGGGCTCTAAAATCTTCATTTCTATGAGTATGTTCATTCCATTGTTCTTCAGTAAAAGTACTTAGATTTTTTAAAATTAGGGTTATGTCTATGTTACCTAAAAATTTAAAATCAAAAGGTTGGGATGCTTTTATATTTTGAAAAATTCTACGTTGTGGTTCCATATTGTAAATATTTAAAGTCTTCTTGGTAAGTCTTTTTTAACAATTCTAAACTTTCGGTATTATATAAGCTTATAGAAGAAGTAGTAGGTTTATTTTTTGTTTTATTTTTGTGAGGAAAAACAAAATCAGTATTAACATTTAAAATTTTTGATATTATAGAACAATCTTTAACTAAATCCTCTAATTTTAAATAATTAACTTTTGCACCTATATCATTCCACTTTGTTTGGGGTAGATAAAATCTTACCCCATAAGCTGTTGGGGCTTTTCTTTTACTAAAATTTACATCGTTAAAAACATTCATACAAAATTTATTTGTATGATTAGGTAAATGGTGTTGGTTATCTGTTACTAATTTTACAAATTGATTAAAATCTAAACTGAAGAAATTTTTATATTTATCTTTATCTTTTATAATTTGACGTTGAAAATAATAGGATGAAACCATTCTATCTATAGGATTTCTACAAATTTGATAAATTTTATAATTATAAAAATCTTGAATCCCCATAATTTCTAACAATTCTGAAAGTAAAGGATGTTTTTTCTGTGGGGTTAAGTCAAAAGAAAGGTTATAATCTTTAAACATTTTAACTAAAGAAGTAGAACCTGTTTTTGATGGAAGTAAAAATATTAATTTCTTGTCTTTAAGAACCATATAAAGTAGAACCTGTTAAAACTGTTTGGAAATTAGCTAATTCATCATCACTAAATAAAGAAGAAGAAACTCGAATACCTTCATACAAATTTTGGGTATAATTTCTTAAACTAGTACGTACTTCTCTTATATTATCCCCGTAACTAGGAGAATCACTTTTAATATTTTCTTCTATAGTTCTTGAGATTAAAGATTGAATATTATAAGAATTAGTTAATATCTCTAATTTTTTTATTTTTTGTTGGTGTGTTAGCATAATTTTTAGATTATAGAATTAAATGCTTTAGATGCAGATATTATTGTTTCATACTCTTCTATTTTAGATTCATCAACATTAATTTCAAACCAATCTTCTGTTAAAGTCCATTCTAAAGCTTCTCTATTTTTATTTAAAGTGTAGCGTATATTTTCTTCATTATCACTAATGGGAAATAAATAAGGTTCGGTATTAAATTGACCATTTATCAAATCATCCATAGAATTAGATAATATTGTATGACATAAATCTAAACTATCAAAAGATGCTGAGATGTGATTTTCTATATCTTGTTGTGTCATAGTCCTAATTTTGTTTTAATCTTTCTGTTCCTTTCCAAGCTTTTACGGCTGCTTCATCTTTTCTAGTACCAATTAGTAGAACATTATATTCACCGTCGGTGTCAGCAAATACTGTTAGTGTTGTTTGTTCTTGATTTACTACTCCATATGCTCTACCAAAATGATCTTTAGCATTAACCCATACTTGATCATTTTCATTTAAATGTTTATAATAATCAGGTAGGTCTATAGTAGCTTGACCATTTTCTACTTCTACTTCAAACCTATATAAGTTATCACCTGCTGTTGGGGATTCCACGAAACTATGCCATAGCTCGCAAGCTTGAGTTTTTGTTGGATTAGGATGGGGTATTGCAAATGATCCTGCTGTTTTAGATAAAGTTCCATTTACACATAATGTTCTACCACTTGAATTTAAACAACCACACATTAAATGGTTACCACTACCCTGTCCAAGGTAAAATTTATAAGTTTCAGCTCCAAAAACAGTAGGGCCCGATCTTTGTCCTATATAAATGTTATTATTGGATGCTCCTTTAACACATTGACCTGCATATGGTCCAATAGCTATATTACATCCTCCATTTATAGCACATGAAGTAGATGTTTGACCCCCTACACACAAAGCAGCATACCCTATAACTGTGTTAAAATATCCGGCACAATTGTTTCTTAAAGCATCAATTCCCATAACTATATGACCACCTTGGGTACTATTACCATAACGGCCAACTCCGGGTCCTATAAAAATAGAATCATTTTGGTTGCTCATACCACAACCCGCTGCACATCCTATAAAAACAGATCTTCCACCAGTGCAGTTTCTATAACCTGCATATAAACCCATATATATATTATTATATCCTGTAGTATTGCAGTTACCATTCATATACCCTATTGCTATATTATAATCACCAGTGGTTATATATCTTAGATTGTAACTACCTAGAACTTGGTTATAATTAGCGCTACTTAAAGTACCTGTGCACATATTAGCATAACCTATTACACTATTGTTACCTCCATACATTGTATTTTTAAAGTTAAAGGAACCAATAACAACATTACTTCCACCAAAATTTTTATAACTTCCACATGCTGTAGAATTTAGGGAGCCGATTATTACATTTCTCCAATTTAGATTACATGCATATGTACCATTACACCATCCTATTATGTGATTACATTGTGAAAAGCAACCATTTTCTACATTACAATTGCCGATTACTACAGTTCTTATAATTTGAGATGTGAAATTACATAGACCATGTTTTCCTATTACTACATTATCCGCTACACATCTATAACTATTTGTACATGTAGTATTACCTTTTAAAGCAGCCTCACCAATAGCTATACTACTAATAAATGACCCTGAAAGCATAGTGTTTTTACCTATAGCTATGCTATCTGTATGGAGACAATAAGCATTATTTAAGTTTCCTCTACCAGCACTTTCACCAATTCGTATTGTATTTTTTCCTTGAGATCTACATCCTGCATTATGACCAATATTTATACTATTTTGGTTATTTAAAGGATCTACAGTAAATATAGCACAAACTTCATTTGTTCTACAAGGATCAGATACTGTACCTGTTACAGTTGATGAATATCCCGAACCTGGGTTTGAAATATTTACATTATTTACATCTCCACAATATGTTTCATTTCCTGGGTTGTTATTATTGAAGTAATAATTAGTATACTTTTGTACAAAAGCTGTAATTTCAGCTCCAGTACCACCACCCCCTCCTGTAAGAGTTACAGGTTTTCTACAACCACCAGCTTGTACTTGATAATAACTATAAGCTGGACAAAACCCAGAACCATCTTGGGTCATAACTACTGTGCTTACATCTAAAGCACCTGAACCAGATAATGCTGTATTATCACCAATAGCAATTAAATTACATTGACCATTAAATTCAGCATTATTAGAAGCACCCCCAATTATAATAGATTGTTGGGCATTTGCATGTGATGCACTAATTGATAAGGTTCCTAAAACGCATGAAGATTGTAACTGTGCCATACTATCCTTGTTGTTTTAATATAAATATTTCTTTTTTCAACTCATCTATTTGTTCTTGTTGTTGTTGTAAAGCTTTTACAAGAACTGTGGTTAGTTTAGAGTATTGAATACCGTTGATTTCTCCATCTTCTTCGTATGCAATAAGGTCTGGGTATACTTTGAGTACATCTTCGGCGATGAATCCAATATCTTTTGTTTTATCTTTTTTCCATTGGAATTCTACAGGTTCGAGTTTTTTGATATTCTTAATTTGATCCTGTAGAGGTAAGATACATTCTTTAAATCTTCTAGCTGATGTTTCTACTAATGTTGTAGTACGTGTTGTACCTGCTACACAGGCATTGTTCATGAAGGTATAACTAGCAGCTGTTGAGGATAAGTTACATCCTATAATAAAGGATTGAGAATGAGTTAATGTATTGTTATTACCTCCTAATATTCCATTACAAGCACCACTTGAAATTACGTTTTGATATCCATTACCAATAAAACTGTATGAACGGAAACCACCAGATATAGTATTTGAATTTCCGCCAGCGATTGTATTTCCTGTAGAGTAAACAGCACATATTGTATTAAACGCTCCGCCTAATATTGAATTGGAATTTGTATTACAGGCACCGCATATTTTATTACTGCACCCACCAACTATTACGTCATTGTTTCTGGTGCTTAGTTGCGATAAGTCCCCGGTAATACAATTACTTTTTCCTCCTCCTATAAAGCTAAAATTAGGTGTTATACAGTTTGCACATCCATTAACTACTGCTGAACAGCAACCTGATACATAGTTTAGTCTACCACCTGTATTAGTACTGTAACATCCTGATACTGTATTAGAATCCCCTGATAAAACAGCAGCTTGATAACCTGATACTGTACTATTAGTAGCAACACCGATAAATCCAGTACCGGCTGAGATTAAGTTATTGTACCCGCTTATTATTACACCTCCGGTATCTAAAGTGGATAAACTTTCGTTCATCTTAATACAACTCTGTAATCCACCAATAATCATGTGGTAAGCTGAGTTGGTATTACCTGAACCACTAATGAAGTTGTTTTTACCTCCTAAAATTGAAGAACATTTAGCACTACATATACGGTTGTTAATACCTCCTACTATATTACTATGAGAACCTGAGTTTATAGTATTGCATTGTCCTCCTACGATATTGGCATAAATACTACTATTTACAGCTGAATTTAAACAACCTCCACCTATAAAGGTACATGCTGCTGAAGCTGTGTTTAGGGTTCCTGCTACTATAGCGGAGCTATATACTGATTCGCAACCATAACCAGAAGAATTAGTTCCATTGAATATTTTGTTTCGACACCCACTTCCTATAAAATTATAATAAGAAGTTTGAGGATATGCACTACTAATAGAATTACAACAACCACTTCCTATAAGGTTACTAACAGCATCATAAGAAGCTGCTAAAGTATTACAACGCCCAGAGATAATTGCCCCATAGGCATGACCAGAATCTATACAGTTTTGATATCCTACGCCAATAATACCTCTACTTCCTCCACTTATAGTATTGTCCTGACCACCAACAATAGTTTGACAGGAAGCATAATTAGATACTGTATTGCCTTTACCACCAACAATAGTATTTAGATAATATCCAGAAAGAGTATTACCACAACCTCCTCCTATAAAACTACATGTACCACCACTAATAGTATTTAATCTACCACCTCCAATAAAGCCATTAGTAGCACTTACTACGTTTTGTTGTCCTCCTACTATTGCAGTATATGCTCTACAAGCTTTATTACTCTCCCCCCCTCCTACGAAACTATGACAGTTATAGAAACCAGCTAATGTATTACATTGCCCACCAACAATAACACCACAACTAACTCCAAAAACTATGTTATTTTTACCACCAACAATAATAGAGTGGGGTGAATAATAATTTGAATTTGAAGATATACGATTGCATTCTCCTCCCCCAACAAAACCAAAACAATTATTAGTATCTGAAATTGAGTTACAACATCCACCTGCAATTGTTGAATGACTATTTGTTAGAGAGTTATTTTGTCCTCCTCCTATGAAACTACATGCTCCTGAGCCTGTGTTTAGAGTACCTGCTCCAATAAAGCTATTATTACCTGTAATGCAGTTCTTTCTACCACCGGCTATTACTCCATCATCTGGTCCGTTGATAATATTTAAACTACCACCTCCTATAAAACTACGGTTACCGGTTAAGGTGTTTTGACAACCTGAGAATATACCGCTAAAATAATCATTAGAGTTAAAAGTAACTAAGTTTGCTTCACCACCTCCTATAACGCTAAAGTATCCACAAGCACAGTTAGCTCCACCCCCTGCAACAGTAGCAAAGATTTCCATAGCTTTGTTACCACAACCACCTCCTACAAATTGATGTCCAAGACCTGCATGAGAACCTGATATACAGTTATTACATCCTCCTGCTATAACACTACTGTGTCCGTCTTGAATATGGTTACTACACCCACCTCCTATAAAACTACAGTTTTCATCAGTACAGTTAAGATACCCACCAGCTATTACACCATAATCTCCATCTACTCGGTTTTGTCTACCTCCACCTATTACAGAGAATATTTCTCCGCTACATATATTATTTAAACAACCACCTCCTATGAAACTACATGCTGCTGAAGCTGTGTTTAGAGTACCACCTGCTATAGAAGATAGAGTACCTGTATTTGAATGTGAAGAACCTATAGTTATTTTTGTAGTACCTGCTATATCCCCTACAACATATAAGTTATTTGATCCTACATTTGCATCTGTTACACAAGTACCTATAGTAATTTTATTGTCATAGCTACTTGATACGGTTAGGAATGAACCCGTGTAGTTAATAACTCCTGGGTGTGATGCACTACCTGAGCTGTATCCTGCATCTACACTTCTTTCACCTGTACCTCCGGTTGGAGTAAAATCAAAAATTGTAAGACGATTTATTGCCTTATCAGGTTGAGAATACATTTCAACACCTGGTCTATTATCTGTATTAGAGGGATAAACTCCTACAAAACCACCTCCATGAAAGTCACCGTCTATATCAATTGTTTCTCTAAAAGTACCTGGAGAATCTGTGTCTTCAGCATATATTTCGAAGTATCCTGGGTTGTTCCATTCTGTTCTTTTACCTGTTGGATTTCCAAGTATAACCGGGTCAGTACCGGTATATCCTAATCTTACAGTACCGGCAACGTCTAGACTACCATTTGTATCTAAAGTTGAACCATCCCAAGTAAGATCACCAGAGCCTGATATAGTGGTAGAACTATTAAATACGGCTATTTGATTAGCTGCTGCTGTTCCATCTATTATGCTTTGCCCTCCAGTTCCTGTCAAACCACTACCATCTCCTACAAATGAACCACTAAATATAGAAGCAGATACTGTTCCTTGTACGTCTAGATTGTTTACAAAAGTATAATCTGATTTATCTGATGTTAAGTTTCGTCCTATAGCAAAAGAACATTCATGAGATACTGTGTTGTTAGTACCTCCTAAAATTCCAGAAAATGCAGCACTTACTGTATTTAAACACCCACCACCAATTACTGAAGCATAACCACCTGTAACACAGTTTGATCTACCACCGCCTATTGTACCGTAATCACAGGATACTATATTGCAAAATCCACCACCTATAAACGAATTATAGTGTGCCGGATAACAAATTTTGTTACATTTACCTCCTGCTATAGTATGACCTTCTGAGAATTGATTCGAGGTATATCCTCCGGCAATAGTATTCTGAATACCAGCACCAATAAATCCAGCACTAGAAGCAGAAACAAAGTTGTCAAATCCTCCTACTATTGTACCATATCCTCCTCCTGCTATACAGTTAGAAATACCACTACCTATAAAAGATTGCTCGGCACAACCTGTTGTCTGTGTACCGTAGTTTATTACTTCATTTTTAAATCCACCTACAATAGCTGTATAACCTCCTCCGGCTTTATTACATTGTCCTGCACCTATAAAAGTTCTTTGATCTGAACCTGTGTTTAAAGTACCAGCTCCTATAAAACTACATTCGGCTGTAACTTTATTAAATACACCTGAAGAAATAGTTGAATAGCCTCCTGTAATACAGTTTCCTAAACCACTTCCTATAAAAGAACAGCATGCTCCTATAACATTTATAGTACCACCGGCAATTGAAGAATTTGAAAATGAAGTAATGCAGTTGTCTCCACCTGCAATAAGTGAATAATTTCCTAATGTAGTGTTATTTATGCCAAATACTGCTGTGTTAGTACCTGAGTTGGTATGTGAAGAACCAATAGTCAACTTTGTACTACCAGATATATCTCCTATAACATCTAAAGAAGCACCTGGGGTGTTAGTATTTATACCTAGTCTTTCATTTGTCTCATCTAAATGAGCTACTGAGGAAGTAACTGAGTATGTATCTCCTACCCATATCTTACCTGTAGGTAAGTTTGGTACATCATTTGTTCTACCGGCACCAATTATATATAAAGAACCGTTAGCATCTGATTTCCCAATTATTGCTATGTTTTGAATTAAATTAGAATCAGATGTTGGTTTAGTAGTCGTATACCCCCCGCTTGAACCTACATACACATTTGCTCCTTCAGTAAGTCCGTTTGTATCAACCCCATTTAAAAATCCAGAAAGTACTGCTCTACCTTCTGCTGTTGCTGCTATATTTTCTGCTAAAACAAATCCTGCAGGCATTGATGTAGCTACTGAAGCTGAGGCTGCTATGACTTCTGGTGTATTACCAGATGTTCCTGTAGAATGAACTGGTGTTCCTTTGGTTAAAGTACCGCTAGATACGTTTTTAACAGTTACATAAGTAATATTGTCGCTAAAAGAAAGTACACCGCTACCGTCAGTTAATAGTACCTGACCATCTGTTCCGTCTGTGGTAGGGTAGTTTAATCCGCTTGCAGTAAGTGCGGATGTTACATTTAATGAGTTTAACGCAGCGTCTGATCCGCTGGTTATCAGTTTTTTCCAGTTAGGCATATGTCTTACAATTATGGTTGGTTACACCGGTTGTGCGGTGCCCACTTCCCTTTCAGGCCAATAATATACATATAAATAGCAAAAAGAGCCCGAAGGCTCTTCTTTTTTAGTCTAGTAATTTTAAAGAATCAGAGACTTTCTTTACGACCGAGAAATAGATTTCAAATTCATCTCCTCTATAATTTGCCGATCGTAACTTTGCTAGTAAAAATTCTAGCTCTTTCTTTGTAAGTTCTTCACTTTGAACTTGCTTTGTTTTGCTTACTAATCCCATAAAACGTTTTATAATATAACTAATATATGAACTTTTTATTTATTATTCAACATAAATAAATATATCTCCACCTTCTACCCTTATGTTACCATTTTTCTCATACGTAGCATCAGCTGAAGTAACAACAGAAGCAATATATGCATCTGATGCAATCGTAGAAGCATTCTGAGCTAGTTTAGTCCCTATCTGTAATCCAAATCGACCTACATTGTCATCCCATCCTAAAGCTGTACCGGAACCGTCAGCTTCTGTTTGTACTATAATACCACCATCTCCTGTAGCTGAACCTGAGTTAAGTAGTGCAAATCTATCTTCAACAAGTAAGTTAGTAGTACTTAGTGTTGTGGTAGTACCTTGAACGGTTAAGTCGCCAGTTACTGTTAAGTTATTACCTACAGAAAGATCTCCTGTAAATGAACCGCTTCCGTCGACTGTTAATACNTTAGTAGNATCGTTGAAAGTNAATGTACTGTAACCGTCAATAGTATTTGTTGAATTAAATACTGCAACTTGATTATCTGCAGCATCACCGGCAATTATACTTGCTCCACCGGTTCCAGTTAATCCAGAACCATCACCAAAGAAAGAACCGCTGAATGAACCAGATAGGTTAGAAGAAGCTCCTGTAAGTTGAATTGAACTTGCACCTGTAATGTCAGTTCCATCATCGGTTAAAGATGAATCTACAAATGCATCTCCTGTCCATTTTGTAATAATGTTTGTTGATAAGGCAGCTGCTCCTGATACTGCTACTGTGGGTGCAGTAGAACCGTCAAAAGAGAAATCAGCAATACCTGAGCCTTCTGTTAAAGCGTTTGGTACTTTTAATACGGATAATTCATTAGATGCTAATTGAATTGTAGTACCGTCAGCAACGTTAGAATTTAACATCGTACCTTCTACTGCAGTTGCTGCAATAGTTAAAGCACCGTCTGCTGCAATCGTAGCATCACCGCTTACTCCTTGGTAAAGTGAAGATGAAAGTACACTAAACGCTAGTTTGCTTTCTGTACCCCCGTCTGAATAGATAAATTGATCTCCGCCTTCTATTGTAGTCCCCGGAGATAACGAATCAATATCAAAAGATGTAGCTGCTACACCGGTTAATTGAGAACCATCTCCTTGGAAAGAACCAGAGAATGAACCGCTTACTCCTCCGGTTGCACCTGTAAGGTCTAATGATGAACCGTCGTAGGAAAGTCCTGTGCTTTCTAACGCTCCACCTGTTCCGGCTATTACTAACTCGTCGTTTGTTAAGTTAGAAGCTGTTACCGATGCCAGGTGTGCATCCGAACCACTAACTATTATCTTTTTCCATTCTGCCATGATACTGTTCTAAAAGTTTATTATAAATAGTAATTAATTTTGAAATCCAAGATAGAAAGCATCTGCTTGATCGTAATACATTCCTCCGGCAACTGCCGATGGTGTACTTGATTGTGAAACAAATACTACAACTCCACCTTCGTTTAATTTAAATTTTTCTTCTCCGTCTTTTAATAACGTAAACTCTTCACCGGACCCTGTTACATCAACCGATAGTGAACCGGTAATCTGTAGATCGTTTGTTGTAGCCCAGTAAGACCCGGTTTGTCTAAAAAGACCAGCTTTTAACACTCCTTGTATAAAATATGCCGATGCTGTTGCTATTGCTACATAATCATTTATAATTGAAGTACCATATATTGCTGATGTATCAGTTGCTACAGTATAAGTGTTAGTCCCGACGTTATAGTCTATATCGATACCTGCTCCTGCTGCTAAAGTAGTGCTTCCACCACCGCCTCCGGCTAAAGATGATAAATCTACACTGTAATTTTGATCATCCGAATATAGAGTTAATACACCGCTAGATTCATCATAACTACCACTGTAAAGTAAAGAACCGGTGGGTGTTGACGGTACTACATCTCCTAAATCTACAGAATCTGAACCTCCGTTTAATCTTGTAAAAGATAAAAGGTTGCCGTCTATTTCTGAATCTATATATGCTTGTCCTGCTACTCCTAATACCCCGGTATTAAAATCTGTAATAGAAGAGGTAGTAATAGGGAGTATTTGATCTGACGAGCTAACTAAACCGGCTGGTATGTTTGATATTCCTAAAAAATCTATTTGAGAAGAACCAGATACTATACCGGTTGGTATGTTTAAAAGATCGTTATAATCTGTAGCAGCAGATCCAGATATTTCAACTCTTTGACCAATTTGGTTAATAGTAATATTTGGACCGGCTACAAAACTACCGGAGAATAAATCGGCCGGTACATTGGTCAGTTGGTCAAAATCACTTGTAGCAGATAAAGCTCTTGCATCTACAAAATCTTCTAACAGCTGTCCGTTATAGTATATCGAGCCAGTAGTACCGAAAGAACCGGATACAGTAAGACTTCCGGTTAGGTATTCTCCGCCGGAAGGTAATAAATCACGTATCTGTTCCCAAAAAATCTGTGCCATTAATACTCGAATTTACCTACTGCTGTTATTTCATATTCACTGTTTAATCCGTAACCTAATTCTGCTCTGTTAAATATTATCTCTGTATTTCCTGATACTTCTGCAATAGAAGTAATCGCTATCGGTTCTACTCCAAGACCGTTTATAAATACTTGGAAATCTTCTACGGTTAGAGCAGGGAAACCGGTAGGTGTGTCTGCTATAGTAACACCTATAAAGGTAATCTTATCATTCGGTACATCAAAGCTGTGATTGTAATCGGTAGTGTTNTTAGTATCTATTACTATACTTAAAGCAGCATAATCTCTTTCTGCATCTGTCATACCACTGCCGGATATAATAGTTTGATTAATTGTTTGATTAATTGTTGTTCTACCACCCGGTCCGTCGAATTGTCTAATTTTCGCCTCTCTTGCAGGTGTATCAGCTAAAGCTGCTAATGTCTCTTCTGTGCCTGCAGTTTCGAAAGTAAAGTTGATAGCTGATTTAGAATAGAATTTATTCATATTAGCTATTGAAGTATTGATAGAATCCGGTACTATATGACCTAGAAGGTTAATAGTAAAGTTAGTTTTAATCATTCTATCTTGACCCTGTACCATTTCTGTAGTTGTAGTATAAGAGTCAATCATAGCTCTAAATTTAAACTTCTCAGGATCTCCCCAGTATGCATCAGAAGCAAAGTTGATAGATTCAACTATTTTATTCATCTGCTCTACATATTCGGTAAAGATTACACAAGAGTATGAAATGTTTACATAATCCGGTATAATAACACCGTAGTATTCTTCAACTTCATTTCTATTGGATAAAGCTGAGAATCTATCGTATACGTTCTTTTTAGAGAACTTCTTTTTAAATATACCAAAGTTGTTTGGAAGATTAGCATCTAATTTATTACCAAGCTGGCGATTCTTTTCAACACTATCTCTCTTAAACATAATAAGAGGAGTTTGAATCTTACCATTTTTATCTCTATAAAAGCCATCTTTTTGTACTGAAGCCCATCTTTCTGGTGAACCGTATAGTACGGGTACATTTAATCTTTTACCATTTCTAACTACTGAAGGTTTAATTACTTCATTGAAATAGTANACTATAGTTTCGTCTATATCTCTAAGACCNANATGGAACTGTTTAACNTCATCNTTTTTAACAGATCTATTTTCAGCTCTTTTAATCGGTGTTCTTAAAGGAACTTTTCCTTGATTAAGATACGGAGTAATAGTAGCTTGTGATAGCTGTGCTTGAGTCTTAGGAAGTATCTTTTTATTTGCCATCTTATCTTACTCTTGTTACACCAACTTTTTCTGCACGTGTTAGGTGACAGTCAACAATAATAGAAACAGAAGAACCGAAATTGCCAGCATACGAGGCAATGTTGTAAGACTTGTCTCTCCCTAAGAATAACTGGTTCTCTCTTACTGTATCTACTTCATAGTAGTCTTCATGCCATAGCACTATATCCCCCACCTCAGGGACNACAGATGCATCTACTAAATCTTCTCTTATGAANGCAAAAGATGCNTCTCGTCCAAGNTCAGGACCGAATTCGTCAACATTGATTACTTGATCTCCTCTTGTGATTAGACAGTTTAATTTAACTGGGTTGTAGTATACTTTTTCAACTGCCTCTCCGTATATATTTGCTTGAGTATCATCTAGAGATAGTTTATAATAACCGATCTCCTGTTCGATAATATCTTGCAGGAGTTCACGATTAATATTAACCAGTAAGTCGAAATCTCTATTAGATCCAAATAGCATTTATTTTTTCTTTTCTATAGTTTTTTCTGCAACTTCAAGTCTTTTTACTTCTGGGATGCGTTTAATAGCATTCTTTTTCAAAGCTGTAAAGCCGGTAGCAGCATCTTTGGTTGATAAAATTTTTATTTTCATTACAGCTGTATGTCTTTCACTATCATGTGAAAGCTGTGTTACTGTTACAACACCGGGTAATGCTCTAAATAACTCTGCAACATCTTGAACATTGATGTCTTTAGAATGAGTTATACGGCATACACCTTGATACATGCTGTACTGAATTTCAGATATGATATCAAATAACTTCATTAACCAATATAAATTGTATAAGGTACTGCTGACAATACCTTGTTTAAATTTTCTGTTTCACTAGCTTTTCTTTCCAATTGAGCCTGTCTTGATGTCTGATCAAGCATCTCTCTTAAATTTGTAATCAAAGCTTCTTTTTCCGATCTTGCATCTGTTAGAAGATCTGCCTGGTTGAGGGTTGCTTCTGAACCTGGAACCGGAACTGTTGTATACTTTCCTCTAACATATGCTAGTAATTCTCTGGCTAATGCTAGAGTGTATCTAAATATCCATTGACGGCCTACACTATTGATTTGAGCATAAACAGGATTGTCGTAAGGTACATCAGCTACATTTGTAACCAGTCCACCTGTATCATTTGGCGATATATTTTTCTTGTCTGAAAGTTTGATATATTCAAACCAAAGTGAACCACCGCTTACTGTAGGTATCGGAAATAGTTTAAGCTTGTTGTTAACTACCTCAAAGCTATAAGCCGATCTACGAATTTGATCGTTAAATTCAATTGCTTGTATTTTTAATACATCAAATGATGCAGGCATCAAAAGGAAGTTAACACCTGGTGAGTAGCTACCAAAATCAAAAGCATCCATTAAAGATTGAAGGCCTGTTCCTGTACCTGCATACGGGTCAAAGTAACGTAAGATGGCAGGAGGTGCTTCATAGAATATTTTTCTTATCTCTATACCACCTTCTATACCGGCTGATGTTGCCCATGCATCTAAATCATATTCTTGTACATCTGCAGTTAAAGATATAGAACCTGAATATTTTGTTATATTACCACCCACTCCGGCTTCTGTACCGTAAGATTTAGCAATCTGTATGGTTCTGTTTAATACCGGATCTATAAGTTTGTTATTAAGGTTACTACCGGTAGAAGCTCCTTCTATGTTAAGATAGTTTTCTCGAATTTTGTATTGAAATACTTCGTTTCCGTAAGTTGTAACGGCTTCTTCAAAACATGCATACATCTGACCTTCTTGGAGTTCTACATCCATTAGTGGATACCCAAGTCTTGTACCACAAAACTTAGCCACTTTTTCAGCATCTACTTGAAAATCTAAATCGTTGTCGTAAAAACCGAAAGGTGTGTCTCCTGGGAAAAAAGATCCTGAACCAGGCCAGATTTGAATGTTTGCCATGCTTTTTTTTTATAAATAGTTGCTAAAAATCTTATATACTAACAACTACTTATTAGAACAGAGCATTCCAAGAACTTCCGTCGTAATA